ATTTTAATACACTTACGAAGACTACGTTTTGCTTCGTTAGGTGTAACGGTACGGTTGGTGCTAATTTGCTCTGCCATAATATTCTTTCGGTGTAAGGTTAAAATTGATACTGTCTGCTTTATGCTTCAGTATGTATAGATTATACACGGATCTTAAGAGTTTGTCAATGTGTTTCTTAAATTTTCTGCTTTGGCATTGACAAATTTTATTATGTTGCCACTAAACAACACTAGCTGAACAGCCATTTTGTCGTCAAAAACATACACTTCTTTTCGGGTAAGATACCAGGGACAGGTAATAAGATTGTCCAACCGCAGAACTAATTGACTTGTAGTAATTTCGGGCGGAGTTTCAAAACGTACACGATGATAATCTATGTAACGTCCTAACATTTCAAAGCCCTTTTCGGTAAGTTTTAAACCACCTTTAACTTTTTTACGAGGATTTTGCCAAAAAACGGCATTAAGTTTTCTAATTGATTTTTCGTCTGTGCCAAGACCTGCCTGTTCGGCTATATATTTTGTAATATCAATCTTTTGGTTGACCATTTATCTTCTCGCCTGTGGTTAGTTTGAAAACCGAGAAGTCAGCGGTATTAAAGGTTTTGTTAAGTTTTTCGGAAAGATTATGTGCGTGTCCAGCATTTGAAAAACTTACTTTCTTATATTTAGGGCCTACTTGCTGTGCTACCAGGCTGTTGGTCTTTAGATTAATAGGTTTATCTTGATAAAAAACAGCCCAAATGGCATCGGCTTCTAAAACCTGCTCTGTTTTATAAGTCTTTTTATTAGTAATTTCTAAAAGTACTGTTGGCTTTGGTCTGCTCATATATACGGTCTCCGAAAAGTGCGTATATATTTACCATTTTAACGGTTAGAATTTACCGCCGTCCATTTTGATTGTTACTGTATCATCCAACAAATCTGCGGATTCAGATGTATTTGCTATTCTGGTCATTACCATACTAAGACTGTCGGATAGATCACTGTACTCTTTTGCTGTCAAAGTTAGTGTTTTTTGACTGCTTTTTCTAGCAATACGAGATTTTTCTAGGAAATCTTCTATTGGAAATGTATTAAGTGGCTTCATTCTTTATTCAACTTATTTAATACTGTCTTCATTTCCTGCGGTGTACGGAAAGGACCTTGATATGGGTTACGTTCTAATGTAATTAACTTGGGGCAGAAGCTCTTTAACCAACCCTTCTGGAATTTAATCACATAATAACCAGCACAATATCTACTTTTGCTCTTTAGATTCTTGGTGTACAATGGCAATTTTAACTTTACATTATACACAGGGTTATATGGTAGTACTCTACAAGGATAATCATAGACCGTATATCCTTTGTTATCCACAGGATTTGCTATTGTCTTTTTAACACCTTCTTCAAAAAGTGCTATTCCTAGTTGAGATTTAACCTCTATGAGATTTTTAAATCCTATGGCCTGTCCATTTTTATAAAATGTATAGCCCTTTTTGTTCTTGGTAACTGCCCCAACCTTTTGATTGTTGTTGGTAATTAACCATTCTTTATCTGGGACCAGTACTTTTGCGGTTGAGCTCATAATGAATACCTTGAATTTAATGGTTCAGCATAACTCTGAACCTGTTCGCTAATTTTTTGAAGATCGTATTCAGCACAGAACTTTAACAATCTAATCCCTACCTGCGGAATATTTTTCTCTTTTGAAATTTCGGTTGTAATTGCTTCATTAATCAACTGTCGAATCTCTTCGGGTTGTGCTGTAAGGTCGCACAATAGTTTGTTACGATTGTAGTCATCTAATACACGATGTTCAACACCTTCGTGATCTACCCACTTCTGCAACATTAGGTTGTTCCACGAGTAGCCTTTGCTTTCTCTATCGGCAAAGGCCTCACGGAGACCAACTTTATTCTTTGTCCCTTTTTCACGTACTCCCGGATAAGCAGAGAAGATGTTGTCGGAGGTGTCGCCACGCATACACTTCTCAAAGAGTAACCATTCTGGGTCCGGGATGCCTTTTGGCAGTTTAGTCTTTTTATCAATGACATACTTACCTTTTTCATCAAAGTATCCTTCGTGTGTGGTTGTAACCTGCATTACGCCATTATATTGTCGAACATTTGGAGCAATGAGTTGTGCAAAGTCTCCGTCTGTACTAATAATCACATGACTATCATTTGGATGACTCTGAATCCAGCCAGCAATTAAATCATCTGCTTCTAAACGTGGATGTTGAAGTACAGTACAGTTTGTTTTATGATTAATGAACTCTTTAAACTCATCAAACGTTTCCCAAAACACTCGATCTTCTTCTGCTTCACGTGGGCTTTGTGCCGCACGAGCTTCTGTGCGTTGTCGTTTGTAAGGAGCATAAAAGTCCTTACGCCAGCTTCTACCTTCTAAAAAGAAGATAACATGGTCGCCTTTAAAGTCTTTCCATGCCTTGCGTACACTGCCCAATACAGTAGCCAAACTCATGCCTACTTTATCTTCCAAGCTACCACGAATAACGTGACGAGCACGAAAGAATGTATTTGCTGTGTCTACCAATATGTATGTCTTAGACATTAACTAACCTCAGTTTTTCCGTTGCCTAAATTATTTACGTTAATAAATCCACTACCTCTGCGATCCATGCTAACACCTTCTTCGGCACCAACATTTCTACAGAGTTCGCTGAACCATTGATCAACAATGGCTTCTTCGGTATCACCTTGATATCCTGCTGTCTTTAATTGTAACACAAAGTATTCGTTCCAGTCAAGTTCAAAGAATCCGTTGCGTATATTATCTTTATTGACATGCGTGTCCAGAACAGCAACCCAAGGCTCTTTGGCATCAGTGGCAATCTCTTTTGGAGTACGAGCTGACAATTTTGCCGCCTGTAATGATGCCTCTGCTTCTGCCGCCTTGGAGATTAACTCTTTGGCATCAGCTTCGATCTTATCTATTCCTGTAATTTTTTTAAAAAAGTTTTTCATATTAAGTACCCCACTCATTTTTAAACAACGGCACCTGTAGTCGATCGCTATAACGAAGACCGTGTTTCATAGCTGCCAATGCTACTGCTTTATTATTTAAAGCATAGACACTCTCTACACCGCCCACAGGCATCAAATAGACTGGACCTTGTAATCCAGCATCTCTGTATTCTTGTGCGGCCTTTAATGCGTCTGCTACATCCTCTTCTGTGGCCACTACAAACTTCAAATATACATAACCGTAGTTTTCATAGTCAACAACAACTTTAGGTTTGATTGCATCTTTCCAAGGCTCGCCCGCCGCCGGAAGTTTAGCACTTACACTAAATGTAAACTCTGTGTGTCCACTACGCATCGACAGATACTCTTTGAACTTTTCTGTAAGACGCATTGTGCCATTTGTTTCAAATGTAATGTCTTTACATCCACGCATCTCTGGTTGTTCTAACAAGTCTGGATAAGCCTTCTGCCAACCTAACAGTGGCTCGCCACCTGTAATAACAAGATGTTCATCACGCCACGCACCAAAGGGTAACGTAGCAACAATGTCTTTGGCCAGCCCTTGAACTTCTACCATTGGGCTTAGATCCTTAAACGCAGGATGCCAACTAGCATAACTATCACAACCTGTACTAACCAGCGGCAGTGATTTGTATTCTGTAAATGGTGTAATCATTGTATGCTGTGCCGCAATGTCGGTTGCTTCGTGACTCAATTCGCCACGTGGCATACCAAAACCTTGACAGGTAAAGTTACAACCATATGTTCTTAAGAACACAGACGGAACACCCATAAAGCGACCTTCGCCTTGGATGCTATAAAATAATTCAGATACTTTAATTTTACTCATAATTTAAAAAGGGTATTGTTGTGGATCAAAGGGTGGAGATTCTTTTAAGCATTGGTTCGATGTAAACAGTTCTCCGGCTCTATCTACATAGAAAAATCCTGTTGTAATACTGCTGGCATTACTCCACCAACCATTACTGACATTGTGCCTGAACCAATATTTAGGCGCAATGACCATTTTACATCTATCATTTAACCAAGCCGCCCACCAACTAAATGTACTGTTGGCAATAATTAGATACTCAGCTTGATTAATCAGATAGTAGTCGTCGTTGACACCAAAGTGATAGATAGGATAGTCAGGAAAGAATTTACGTGCTTCTTCTACATCGTTACACACAACAACAAAGTTTACGTTAGGATCGAAACTTTTAATATGTCGAATGGAATCATGATAGAACTTGCCTTCGATATATACATCAGACATGTTTTTATAATCTTCTCCGCGGAAGTTAATAACACATGTTCTATTTCCTAATCCTACTTGATCAAATAATGCTGTATTTTTTGTTTGTTGTGTGAACCAGCTTTGTACATTTTTTTTATTATTGATAATATAATGTTCAGCCTGTACAAATCCTTGTATTCTAGTGAAATCAGGAATTTTAAAGATATCGGGATTATACACCTGAGATGGATGATCTATAAAAATCTGTTTCGGTGTTTCTTGCTCAGTGCCCAAAGAACAATCAAACAAATCTTTGCCTAACCAATTTCTAGGAATATGAAATTCATAACCGTTATGTTCTGCTACAGTTCGGCAAACGGCATATTTCCACAGATGATTTCCGTGACGTCCGTCTAAGTTAATACTGATCATTGTCGTCCTTAAAGGTAGATAAGTACAATTATATACTTCTTATTTAGATCTGTCAACAT